TTGTTGACGGTGAAGAGGTCCCTGTTGAAACAGGAGAGTATACCACAGGTTATAAAAAGCCTGTGGTTTTTTATTCTTCAATAAGCAATAAATTAAGCGAAGCACTGATAAAGGAATTTGGTGTAGATAATTCTACGAATTTTGTTCAAATTGTGGAAGACAAAGGCAAATTGCCGTTAGATGTTGGCTCGCTTGTTTGGAAAAAGTCAGAAGTGAGGTACAAAGATAAGGATAAAACAATCATTGATGAAACCAGTTGCGATTATATCGTTAAGGGTGTCGCTGATGAGGGATTAACGGCAGATTTATTTCTTTTACAGAAAAACGTGAGGTAAGCACATGGCTACAAGACCAATAGTTATAACATTGTCCCAAAAATCCGTAGAAAACGCAATAAAACGAGTACAGCAGTATCAATTAGGATTTCAACGTAAACTTAGAAAATTCGTGAAAGAACTTGCTAATGTAGGCATTGCCGTAGTTGATACCAATATGACAGAAGCACAGTATACGTTTGACGGCAAAATAAGAAGCGGTTCTGACACGTCACACAATGCTTACGTAGAACTTAATTCCAATGGTAGTACGGCAGAAGCAAAACTGATTGTACAGGGAAAAGAACTGTTATTTATCGAGTTTGGCGCAGGCGTATATTATAACGGTGCCGCCGGTGCAAGCCCACACCCCAAAGGAGAAGAATTTGGATTTTTAATCGGTTCCTATGGCAAAGGCAACGGACAAAAAAAGGTTTGGGGCTATTACGATGAAAATAACCAACTTGTGCTTACAAGAGGTGTAAAAGCTACTATGCCGGTATTGAAAGCAGAACAAAAGATAATTGAGGACTACAAAAATGTTGTAAAGAGGGTGTTTGAATAGTGATTGATAATCAGTGGGCTTTTGATTTAGAAATGAATGTGTTTTCGACAATCAAGAAAAAGGCATTGGCAATTCTTGAAGACAATTACCCTGATATTAGCATTACAGCAGATGAAGAATCGAGCGATACACCGGTGTTTCCGACGGTATTAATACAGTCTGTTGAACCGACTGAAACAAACAGCGATTTAGAAGCTGACAGAATTAATACTGTAGACTTTACAGCACAGGTAACAGTAACAACAAACCGAAGCAGAAGCGAGGCATTGCAAGTATCCAATGTTATAGCGGATTTGTACAAGAAACGATTGTTTAAGATAAAGCCCATGCCGTTTGTACGAAAAGAGGGAAATCTGTGGACAGCAACTTTCCGTGCAAAGCGCAAATTTGGGTGGAATGACATTTTATAGCAATTTACAAAGAGCCGAAAGGCTCTTATTTTTATGCAATTTTTTAGGAGGTAAACATGGCTACAGGTTTAAAAAGTAGAATTATTTACAGGAAAAAGACCAAAGAAAGCAACGAAAGCGATTACTGGGCTGGCACATACAACCTGTTGATTAGAGCAAAAAGTATTCCGTCACCGGTAGGTGAGCGCAACATGGTTGATACGTCTACGCTTGAAGATTTAGTCGAAACGCAAGAACCTGGAAGACGCGCGGCGGGTTCAATGGCTGTAAGCGGTGCATTTGAACGCGAATATCTTGACAATTTAGTTGAGATTGAAGACGAAAAGTTAGACATTGTTGTTCTTTATGGCACAGACGGCAAAGGTAAAGAGGGCATTTGTGGTTTTATCGGCTCTGAATCATTCGCGCCGGACGAAGCTACAGACGACCATTTAACAGGTACTTGCAACATTGCTATTTCAACAGTGCCGCGTTGGATTCATAAAGACTATGACGTTGCGGTAACAGAAGATGAGAACGGTTATCCGACATCAATTACATTATCAAAAAAATCGTAAGTCAGTCCGGAAAAACAAATAAGGCTGTTGCGACTGACGAGGATACAAAAACAGCCGTAGTAATTTGATAGTTAGTAAATAATATGGCAGGGCGGCAGAAATGCCGTCCCTGTCCTATATAAAGTGAAAAGGACAGGTAATGAATATGAAAACAATTACAGTAAACAGTAACGAATATAAATTAGAGTTTTCTTTTGAAGCGGCAGAGTATAAAGACATCGTGCAGAAAATGTTTAAGGTCCTCAGCGGTGCTTACGTTGTCGAAGAATCAAAGGATATGCAGAATCCTACTACTAAGGATATTATCAACGGCACGGCAAATATGATTGGCGATACAGCAGATATTTGCGTTACTGCTTTTTATGCCGGCTTATTAGAAAATAATCCACTTTCACATGAAGAAGCAAAAACAGTCATGAGGGATTATATGAAAGAAAATAAGCTTTCGTACAAAAAACTGTATGACGAATTGAGAAATTGCATGGAAACAGATGGTTTTTTCGACCTGTCGGGGCTGAACGACATGATTCAGCAGATGTACGGGACAGCACCGGAAGCGACAGCACATACAGCATAAAAAAATCAGAAATTAACTGGCATAAAATAATTTGGGAAGACTATTTTCCGACAGCCTTTTCAATCGGGATACACATAGATGAGTTTAAGCACATGACACCGGCACAGTTAGGATACTGCATAAAAGGACATGAGTTGAAAAGAAAAGAACAGGATAGCGATATGTGGCACTTCGCCGGTACATATGGAATATCTGCCCTTATTTATGCGATAGACCGTTGCTTAAACGGTAAAAAGGCAAGGTCGGAGTACATCAAAAAACCAGTTTCAATTTTACTTGAAGAAGAAAGTAAACCAAAATCAAAAGAAAGTAATGAGGATGTTGCAATGTTTGAAATGCAACAAAGAATCAAAATGCTGGAAAAAGAGGGCAGCATATTAAGTCCGTCATAGGTGGTAGCATGCGAATTGCTACCACCTTTATTTTTGCGCTAAAGGTGGTGAGGACGTGGCAGATAATGAACTGGACAGCTTAAAGCTTACAATAAAAGCAAATGCAACAGACGCAAACAATGCACTGGATAAATTGGTTGAAAATTTAAAAAATTTATCAAGTTCTTTGGGCGTTATTAATAACGTTAATTTTTCAAATTTTTCAAATGGCGTAAAAAATATTACAGACGCAATGCAAGGAATGAAAAACGTAAGTAAGGCGGATTTTACACGCCTGTCGGAGGGCATGAAAAAAATTTCAAGCATTGACACTGCCGCAATAAACAAGGCTTCTACGGCAATGACGTACTTAGGCAAGTCCTTTAATTCCATGCAGGCAACCAATGAAGCAACAAAGCAGATTACGGAACTTGTGACAGGAATCAAGCAGTTAGGATATGCCAGTGCCGCAAAAGCTATTGACAATATACCGAAGCTTTCAAGCGCGATGAAACAGCTTATGCAAGAACTGTCAAAAGCACCACAGGTAAGTCAAAATCTTATTGATATGACTAATGCGCTTGCGAATTTAAGCCGCACAGGGGCTTCAAGCGGCAGAGCGGCGACGTCATTAAGCAAAAACTTTTTGAATGTTTCATCTTCTGCAAATTCGGCAACTAAAAGCAGTTGGTCGCTGGCTTCCGCATTTGGTAAATTATACGCTTCATACTGGCTTGTTTTTAGAGGAATCAGTAAACTGGGAGATTCGATTGATATAGCTTCATCACTCATAGAAGTTGAAAACGTTGTACGTACCACTTTCGGAAATTATGAAAACCTTGTAAACGACATGGCAAAAACATCTATACAGGATTTTGGTATGTCAGAACTGTCCGTAAAGCAGTATTCAAGCCGTTTTCAAGCTATGGGTGTCGCTATGGGCTTTTCTCAAAAGAAAATGGCTGATATGTCCATTGAACTGACAAAGCTGACGGCAGATATGGCTTCGTTTTACGATATGGAACAGTCAGACGTTGCGAGAAATCTTCAAGCAATTTTCACAGGCGAAACAGAGCCATTAAGAAAATATGGACTTGATTTGACACAAGCAACGTTAAAAGAGTGGGCTTTAAAAAACGGACTTGACGCTAATATCAGTTCCATGACACAGGCTGAAAAAACCATGTTGCGATACAAATATGTTATGGCAAATACGGTGGCAGCGCAAGGCGACTTTGCAAAAACTGCCGATACATGGCACAATCAAACGGTCATTTTAAAGCAATCATTTCAAGAACTGGCAGGAATTATAGGTACATCGTTGATTAATGCGTTTAAGCCGTTTTTAAGCGGATTAAATTTCGCAATGACACAGGTTATTAATTTCGCTGAAACGGTAACAAATGCCTTAGGTGCAATTTTTGGTTGGAAATTTGAAGTTACTAACAAAGGCATTGCCGATGATTGGTCGGACGCTGCGGACAGCGCCGATGATATAGCAGACAGCACCGGAAACGCCGCTAAAAACGTTGAGAAGCTGAATAAGGGTGTAAGACAGTTTGATGAATTAAAACTGATTACAACACCGGATTCAAGCGGTGGAAATGGCAAAAAGGGTAGCGGTACAGGAGCGGCAAGCGCAGACGGAGCAAGCGGCGGCCTTGTGAAAGTCGATACCATTTGGAAAGACTATAAAAGTCAAATTAAAAATTTACGCGAGTTAGGCGAGTATATAGGCAATACGCTTACAGATACGCTGAATAGCATTGACTGGGACAGCGTGTATGCCGGTGCTAGAAATTTTGGTAAAGGCCTTGCTGATTTCCTCAACGGGCTTATCTCACCGGAATTATTCGGTGCTGTCGGCAGAACTATTGCAGGAGCATTAAATACTGCTGTGTATACGGCTTTATCGTTTGGGGAAACGTTTGACTGGGAAAACTTAGGATTTTCTATTGCAACCGGGATAAATCAATTTTTTGAAACGTTTGATTTTGCTTCAACCGCAAAAGCTATCAATAAGTGGGTTCAAGGCATTTATGACACAATCAAAACAGCTATAAAAAATATCAAATGGTCAAAAGTGCTTGAGGGAATAGCAACATTAATTGGTGATGTTGAACTAAAAACAGTAGCAATCATAATTGGAGCAGTACTTTTAAAGAAATATTTCAAACTGGAAATTGCTAAAAATATTTTAAAGGGCATTGCAACGTCAATTTCACAGTCAATAGCAAAATCACTTGCGGCAAAAATGGGTGTTGAAATTGCACAAAACGCAGGAATTTCAAAGGCACTTACGGCTGGGATTAAAAAATCAATAGGAAATATTGATTATGGTGGACTATCAAAAACACTTTCGTCTTTAATGTCAACAAAGTTAAAAGCTACAATCGGAATTGCGGGTATTGCAACAGAGTTTTTAACAGTTGCAACTGTTTTTGAAAAAATTGGGGAAGGTGCTAATTTTACAGTCGGTATGTTGGTAAAAGTGGCGGCAGGCGCAGGAGTGGCGGCGGCGGCTTTAAAGCTGATTGGCTTATCTACACCGTGGACAGCGGCTATCGTTGGTATTACAGGTGTGGTTGCGGCTATCGCAGGAATCGGCATAGGATACGCAAAAGCGCAAAGCGAAGTAGTAAGCGCCAATACTATAATCAGCGATTCTGTATTAGCAACGGCAGAGAGTTTAAATTCAACAATACAGTCATCTAAAGACCAGTTTAATAGTGTAGGTGATACCTATGCAGGCGTTAAAAGCGTTGCAGATAAATACTTTGAATTGGCAGATAATTTTGACAATTTAACAGATTCGCAAAAGGAAATGCTTATTGCATACGCAAATTACATTGTCGAACAGTGTCCGGAATTGGCAGATTCGATTGATACGGTAACTGGCGAATTTAAAGGACAAAAAGAAGAAGTTTACAATACAATTTCTGCACTTGAAGCTTATGCCAAAGCGGCGGCAATGCAAGATGTATTAAAAGACCTGTACAAGCAAGAGATTGATATTGGCAATCAACTAAAAGAAAATAATGAAAAATACAACAAAGCAGAAAGTATTATTTATGAATACGTAAAAGAGCTTACTGGAATGTCTAAACAGGCATTTGATTCAGCATATGAAATCAGTGGATTGGGTGACGCATTTGATGTGCTTTCGGGACTTTTAGATGACCCAATGAGAAAAACCAGTGATTTTACAAAAACATCATACAATTTACGAAAAGAGTTAGGATTAAATTCACAGGAAACATGGCAATTAGCAAATGATAATAGAGAATTAAAAGAATCTTATGAAAAATGTGAAAATGCAATAGCGAATGCCGCAACCGAAGCGGCAAATTGCAAAAATGAATACAACAATCTTACCCAACAACAGAACGACACTGCGGACAGTTCTGATAATTTGCGGGATACAATGCAACAAAACAATGAGCAAATAAGAGAATCCGTGCAACAGTCAATGTATGACATTGAAAAAAATGTAGCGGAAAAATCAGGCGAATCTACAGAAGATATTTCAAATTTTTACAACAAGGCAAGTGAAACCTTTGGCAGATTGGGTGTTGTAGGAACAGACGGCGGTACAAAGCTGTATAACGGATTTACGACCACAACAAGCGGATTGCCGGGATACAATAGCGCAATATTCGACAATATTCAACAAACGGCTATTTCAAAGGCACTTGATACCGGCTCAAAAGCGGGTGAAAACCTTGTTGATTCGTACAAGGAAAATATTGACGGTGTACCGAACACAACGGCAGTTGCTTTCCTGTCAATTATAGACGCGGTAAACGCAGGAGAAATTGGTTCAGACGTTGGTGCTGACCTCATGAATAACTTAGCGGATACGATAAGCAGTAAAGCGTGGAAAGTGCATGAAGCATTAACCAATGCTATTCAAAATAGTTACAAAATGGAACTGGAAAGCGATGATAATTATAGCGCAGGCGACCCAATGAAAAGTGGATTTGCTAAAATTCGTATTAAAGGGTATGCGGACGGCGGTTATCTTCCACAAAAATATAGCATTGTCATGGCGGGCGAAAACGGAATACCGGAAATTGCCGGAACGGTCGGCGGCAAGTCGGCAGTAGCGGGCGGCGCAGAAATTACGGGTATTAAAGATTCCATTTACGATACGTCACAGCGAGAAATAGCACTGCTTAGACAGCAGAACCAGTTGTTACAAGGAATACTCAACAAGGACTTGAGTATAAGCCAAAACGACATCGGAAGCAGTGCAAGAAAATACGCAAGAGAATATTTTAAAAGAACTGGCAAACCAGCATTTGATTATTAATGCATGTACAATAGATGATAATTAATCTATTATAATACATGACAACTTGCTTTGCGGCGGAATCTATTTCATGTAGGTTTCGCCTTTTGCCATTTCTTTAGCACATATCGA